CTCGGTGCGGGCGGACCGGCGGCGTCATCACGATGCTCGGGATGGACGATGACTCGGACATCGAGATCCACCGCGGCTACCCGCTCAACGAACTGCAGATCGACGAGGCGGCGAGCCATGACCACGCGCGCGTCGACAAGCTGATCGACGTGATCGTCGGCCCCCGTCTCGGCGAGCGCGACGGCTGCGTCGTGATCGGCGGAACGCCCGGCGGCGACCTGCGCGGCGAGTTCTACGACGCGACCAGACCGGGCTCGCCCAAGCATTCGCCGTACGCCGATCGCCACGAGCCCGGCTACGTCAAACGCTACTGGTCATCGCACGCGTGGTCCGCCGCGCAGGTGGTCGCGCTGCCGAACGCTGCCGAGCTCTACCCCGCGATCGTGAAGAACTGGAACGAGGCTCTGCTCCGCAAGGAGCTGAAGGGCTGGTCCGACGACAACCCGATTTGGATGCGCGAGTACCTCGGTCTGTGGGCGTCGGACTTCACCGGCCGCGTGTTCCAGTACCGGCCCGCGGTGAACCAGTGGGACCCGTTCGACGGCCTGAAGATCGAGGGCGTGCCGGGGTTGCGGCTCTCGCTCGCCAAGCTCGCGGCGATGGGCATCAAGGATCTGCACTTTGTCCTGCCGATCGACGGTGGCCACGCCGACCCGTGCGCGATCAACGTGCTCGCGTTCTCGCCGACCGACCCGAAGCGCCGTATCTGGCATGTGATGTTCCTCGAGCGCACCGGCTGGTACGCGAAGCTCATCGCCGAGCTGGTCGCCGGCCCCGAATCGGTCGCGCGGATCCTCAAGGGCGATCCGCTCGAGCCGCTGGGCGGTGTGCTCGGCGAGACCGGCTGGCCCGACGCCTCGGTGATGGACACCGATGGCTCGACGATCGACGAGCTCAAGAACGTGTACGGGATCGCGTGCAAGAAAGCCGACCGAGAGGCGAACGCGAAGAAGGGCAAGATCGAGCACGTCAATGGAGAGTTCCACGAGGAGCGGCTCTTTGTGATCAAGAATTCCCCGCTCGAGGATCAGCTCACGCAGCTGCAGTGGAAGGAAGACATCAACGGCCGGCTCAAGGAAGATCCGCGGCAGGCGAACCACTCCACCGACTGCGCGGTGTACGGCTGCGACGAGATCAAGACGCTGTTCGAGACCGGCGTTGTCGCACAGGAAACGACCGCGCAGCCGCGCACCGCGGCGCCCGCCGCCTACACCGATCCGCAGGGACTGGACGGGGGGATCGGCACCTCGTCCGAATTTGATGGCTTGCTTGCGGACGTTGACTATGTGGATGCTTCATGGGGGAACGGTTAGCCCGATGACACGCCAGGAAGCCGAAGAGCTGCTCGACCTCATCGTGGAGCGCGCGCCCACGCTCCGATCCGCCGGCATCCGCGCCGTCAACCTCGGCGGCGCCAGCTTCTCTCTCGCGGCGGCCGAGCTCGAGCCGGACGGCGACGAGACCGAGCAGGAGCCGGGCCCGAGCGACGTGCTGCATGACTCGTGGACCTACGGTGTGCCGCCGAGTGAGGGCACATCGCGGGTCCTGCCGAAGAGGGAGCGCCGCCCGCTGTGAAGTCCCGCGGTGTGCTTCGCCTGGATCCCGACGCGTGGGAGTACATGCGCAAGCTGCATGGGTACACGCGGACCGAGATGGAGGAACGCCTCGCCGCCGTCCTGCGCGCGAAGACGGCGGCCGAGGATGAGGCGCTGCGCCGCGAGGCATGGGAGCTGAACGCGCCGCTTCGCGATGCGGCGCGGAGAATGTTCGAGTGAGCGGCTTCCCCGACGGCCCGCTCGAGCACTGGTATCGCGCGCCGAAGAACGACGCGCACCAGAAGGTGTTCGACTTCGTGCGCCGGACCGAGGAGGAGCAGGGCGACGTCTACGATCGCCTGCAGATGCTCGAGAGCCTGTATGACCCGTACAGCCCGACCGGCGACGACTCGACGAGCCCCAACACGAAGCTCGCGAACGTCAGCGAGAACGTGGTCGCGGCGAACGTCGACACGGTCTATGCGTCGGTCGCCTCCACCGAGGTCCGCGCGCGCTTCCAGACCGACGGCGCGGACTGGTCGGTGCAGCGCCGCGCGTCGAAGATGGAGTACTACACCGAGGGTCTCGGCAAGCTGCACAACGTCCATCGGAAGTGCCGGATCACGTTCAAGGAGGCCGCGAAAAAGGGCGGCGCCGGGGTGAAGGTGTACGGCGATCGATGGGAAGAGCTTGTCGTCGAGCCGGTTCCTCTCGAGGACCTGGTCGTGCCCGACTGCGACTCGCGTCCCGGCGCGCCGCCGCTGCAGATGCACCACGTCCAGCGCAACTACGATCGCGAGCGCCTCCGCGCCGAGTACCCCGAGTACGCCGAGGAGATCGACTCGTCGTACGGCGCGCTGTCGATGACCACGAACGCGTATTCGCTCCTCGCGCGCAGCAAGATCACCGTGATCGAAAGCATCCGGCTGCCGATCGGCAAGAAGCCCGCGAGCGGCAAGCTGTCAAAGCGCGGCGCGAGGTACATCCCCGGCCGCCGCACCATCACGATCGAGAACAAGACGCTCGAGGATGGGCCGTACCACAAGCCGTACTACCCGATCGCGATCTGCGCGTGGTCGGATCGGCAGGGCAGTTTCTACCCGATCAGCGGCACCGAGCGGATCGCCGGCCATCAGCGCTCGCTGAACAAGCGCAACTGGCAGATCGAGCGCGTGCTCGACCAGAATGCGCTCCTGACGACCTACGTCCGGCCCGCGGACGGCAACCTCACCACCAAGACGACCAAGGTCGGCAACGTCGCCGTGATCAAGGGCGACTACCCGCAGACGCCCAACCCGCCGCTGGTCGCGACCGAGACCTACAACAGCCGCGTCCAGCTCAAGCAGTCGGCGGCCGAGGACTTCGGCGGGGCCGGCCTGCTTGCGACGCAATCGCGGATCCCCGCGGGTCTCGAGACCGGCGCCGCGGTGCGCGAGGCCCGCCAGTCGGTCACCCAGCGGTTCGCGCCGCAGGAGAGCGACTTCGAGCAGCTCGTGCTCGACGTGTACTTTTTGATGATCGACGCCTGCAAGGACCTCGGCGCCGCGGCGCCAGCGGTGCTCGAGAGCCGCTGGCACAAGCCGATCAAGTGGGCCGACGTCGACATGGGCCAGGTGAAGATCCAGATCGCCGCCGCGTCGACGCTGCCGCGCACGCCCGCGGGGCGCGAGCAAACCCTGCTCGAGTGGGCGCAGGCGGGCATCATCTCGACCGACAGCGCCAAACGCCTGATCGATCACCCCGACCTCGAGAAGGAGCTCTCGATGTACACGAGCGCCCTCGAGGTGATCGACATGAAGCTCGAGATGATTCTGGACGGGGGGATCTCCACCCCCGGCCCGTTCGACAACTGGGCGATGGCGGTGTGGCGTGGCACCGGCACCTACAACAACGCTTTCATGGGCGGCGCGCCCGAGGAGATCCTCGAAGCGCTCAGCGACTTCAACGCGCTCGCGGCGTATCTCATCGACCAGCAAGCGCAAAATGCCAATGCTCCGGCCGCTGGGATGGGCGCCGAGATGCCGGGCGCCGGGCCCGGCGCGATGCCGACGCAGGCGCAGATCGCCGGTCCGCCGGCCGGACAAGCGCCCTCCCCGGCGTTCTCCCCACAGGCGATGCAGCTCCGCCCGACCGCCGCGGCGTAAAACGCGCGCTGGCATACGTCACAGGCCTCGTGTAATCGTTGCCCAACGTGGCAGCCGAACGCACTTCGTCAGTAGTCGCCGCAGCGGCCGTGGATGCCGAGTCGGATGCCGGCGAGCAGCGGCGCCCGGCCGCCACCGGTATGACCCGCGACGAGTACCACGCCAAGGAGCGCGCGGCGTTCCTGGCGGGCGCTGGCGCGGACGACGCGACCGAGGAGGTCGCCGACGAAGCCGAGGTCGAGAAGCCCAAGCCGAAGAAGGTCATCGGCGTCCGGACCGATGAGGACGACAACGCCGAGGAAGAGGACGCCGAGGCCGACGAGGATGAGGACGTCGAGAAACCTGCCAAGGCGAAGGCCAAGCCTGCCGTCGAGCCCGAGGACGATGCCGACGACGACGACGAAGAGGATGACGACGAGGATGAGCGGGACACTGAGGACGATGACGACGAGGATGACCTCGCAGCAAAGGCCAAGGACGACCCCGAGCTCGTCAAGCGCCTCGCCGCTGTCCGCCGCACCGAGCAGCGCCACCGCGAGACCATGCAGCGCGAGCGGGCCGCGTTCGAGCGCGAGCGCTCCGAGTGGCAGGCGCAGTCGAAGCAGGTCAGCGAGGCGCAGAAGCGCTTTGACGGCCTCGCCGCGCGCGTCCGCTACAACCCGACCGCGGTGCTCCGCGAGCTCGGGCTGACCGACGACGACTTCGAGGCTGTCGCGCAGCACGTCGCGGCGCACTCGAAGGCCGCTGGCGTCACCCCGGCGCACCGCGCAGCCGCCGAGCGGGCCATGCGCGAGCGCGAGGCCGCGGACAAGGCCGCGAGCGCCGAGGATCGCGTGGCCAAGCTCGAGCAGACGATCGAGCAACAGCGCGCGCAGGCCGAGGCGGACCGCGTGCTCGATACGCTGTTCGGCCGCGTGTTCCGCAAGGCCGACGACACCACTCCGCACGTGAAGGCACTGATCGCCAAGAACCCGACCAAGGCGCGCGCCGAGCTCGAGGTCACCGCGTTCGAGCTTGCGAAGAAGCGTGGCGCCCTGCCGAAGTCGAAGGAAGTGCTCGCCGCGCACGAGAAGAAGATCGCGCGCCAGCTGCGCGACTACGGTGTCGAGTCGGCGGCCGCGAAGCCCGCGGCCGGCAAGAAGCCCGGCACGATCGAGAAGCCGGGCGACAAGCCCGTGCCCAAGCCTCGCGTCGAGCCCGCGGGCATCAACGGCGCCACCGTCCTGCCGACCCGGGTCACCATCCCGACGCGCGAGGAGATGGTCGCCGAGCTCGAAGCGCTCAGCTAGATTTCCGCGCGGCCTCGTGCCGCGCTGCTACCGCCTGCGACGAAGACGTTACCCGACCTGCCGATAAGACGACCGGCGACAACCCGCTGAGATCGCGCCACCCGAAGCGGTGGCAGGCAGGACACGTCGATGACCGTCGCTGATTCAACAAACGTCGCATACATCATGAAGCGTCGGTATTCCGACGCGCAGAGCACCGAGGTCGCGCGCCGCGAGCACCCGACCTTCTACGAGATCATGGACACCGGGTCGTTCGACGGCTCGGATTTCGCCTACGCCACCACGACCGGCAACCCGCAGGGCATCTCGTCGGGCACGCTGGCGAACGCGCAGACCGCCGCCGAGACCATCAAGGGCGAGCAGTTCCTGGCCGTGCCGAAGGTCAAGTACGGCATCTGCCAGCTCGACGGCGTCAGCATGATGAAGGCGCGCGGCAACAAGGGGTCGTTCTACGACTTTGCTACGCGCCACATCGACGGGACGCTCGACGAGATGGGCGCGAACCTCGCGTTCGATCTCTTCCGCAACGGCGTGGGCCTGCGCGGCAAGATCGCGGTGATCGCCGCCAACGTCCTGACGCTGACGAACCTCCGCGACGTCGAGAACTTTCGACGCGGCATGACGATCATCGCGAGCGTCAATGCCGACGGCTCGGCCGCTAAGGCCGGCTCCTGCAAGGTCACGAAGCTCAACCGGTCAGCCAAGCAAATCACCGTCGACAACTTCGCGGGCATCACGGCCGGCGCGGTCAATGACTTCCTGTTCCGGCTCGGCGACCCCGGCAACTGCATGGAGGGCATGGGCGTCGCCACCCCGCTCATCGCGCCGACGGCGACGCTGTTCCGGAACGTCGACCGCACGAACGACATCGAGGCGCTCGCCGGATCGCGAATCGACGACACGTCGCGCTATCCCGAGGAGATCCTCGGCGACCTGGCCGTCGAGATCTCGCTGATCGGAAAGAAGGTCACGCGCGGCGTCGTGTATCCCACCGTGTTCCAGAGCATGGTGAAGAGGCTCGGCGCGAAGGTCACGTACACCTCGCCGGGCGGCGCGGCCGACATCGGCTTCGAGTCGATCATGATCCACACCGCGGGCGGCGCGCTGCGGATCGTGTCGGATCCCGATCAGGATCCGACGCTGGTCCGCGTGTGGCGCCCCGACGCGCACCAGATCAAACACATCGACGAGCTGGTGCACATCATCCGGGACGACAACAACAAGTCGATCCGGCTCGCGACGGCCGACGGCATCGAGCTGCGGTTCCGCTCGGTGTCGAACTACCTCCAGCCCGACCAGGCCAGCCACGGCGTCGGCACGTTCGCGAACTGAGAGGAGACCGCCATGCTGTTCAATTACAGCCGGTCATCGGTTCTCGAGGAGCGGAAATATCAGATCCGGCTCCTCGGCACCGGCGCCGCGAACCCAGTCACCGAGGTCGGCCAGCGCGTGCTCGTCACGCGCACGGCCGTCGGTGTGTTCAAGGTCGCATTCCTCGACCACCCGGGCACGTTCATTCGGTTCGGGTGGGCGTCCGGCGCGACGGTGCCCGGCGACGTCAAGGGCCAGACGCTGACCCGCGGCCTACCGGTCACCGACGCGGCCGGCCAACTCTCGATCTCGGTCTCGTGGTGGTCATCGGCGTTCGCGGCCGACGAGCTGCTCGCTACCGAGTATCTCGACCTGGAATTCATCTTCTCTGCGCTCAAGTGACCAATGGCGCTCGCCTTCACACTCGGAACGCTCGTCGCCCGGTGCACCCAACGGTTCACCGGTGAAGGCGAGAGCCTCGTCGATCCGACCGAGATCAAGGCGCTCATCTTCGAGTCCTACGGCGAGATGCACGGTCTCGTCGTCGAGAAAGGCGCACGCCACTTCGAGAACGAGGTCCTGATCGTCGCGAGCGGCGCGGCGACGTACGCGCTCCCCGCCGATCATCTGACGACGGTCGGGATCGACGCGTTCCTCAACGACGCTTCCGGGCCGCGCCGCCCGGTGTACGGCCCCATCATGGTCCAGGAGCGCACCCGGCTCATGGGCATGACGGGGGCCGCGTACTTCTACGACCTCGAGGGGAGCAGCATCGCTCTCTTCCCGGTCCCCTCGAGCGGCACGTACCGCCACATCTACGTGCCGCAGCCGATTGACTTGTCGACGGCCGCCGACTCGACGAGCGTCGATCTGATCAACATCTGGGGATACAAGTTCGTGATTTGGGGCGTCGCCTCCGTCGCGCTCCACAAGGGCTCGAGCTCGCAGCAGCGCGCGGTCGACGAGGCCAAGCGCGCGGCGGACCAGGTCGAGTACTGGGCCTGCCAGCGCGCGCTGAACCAGCCGTCCTACCGCGTGCCAGACGAGATCGATGACGTGTTTCCGCCGGCGGACTGGCGGTTTCGATGAAGGCCCTGCTTGACGCCCGGATCGCCGACGAGAAGACGGACCGTTTCGTCCGCTCGATCGCCGAGGCCGTGAGGGAACTGCAGGCCCTGCCTGTGGTGGCGACGCAGATCATCAACGATGTCGTGCTGCCGAGCGATGTTGTCGTGCTGGTGCCGCACAAGCTCGGACGGCGGCCGCGGATCACGCTGCACTCGGCCCCGCGCGGCGCGACGCTCATCGGCCTGATCTCTGAGGTCGTCGACATCGCGGCCGGCAACCCCGACCGCAGCAGGTACGTCGCCTTGAAGGCCTCCGGAATGGGTGCCACCGTCACCGTCGACGTCGAGGTCAAGTAGGTGACCTACGAGGGGCTGAACTGGCAGACGATGAGCCTGCCATTCCGCGCGGGCCTCATGCAGAAGGCCGACGATCGAGCGCGCCCGCAGCCGTTTCTCGACATCGCGAAGGATATCCAGTTCGACGAGCTCGGTGGGATCCAGACGCGCCTCCCCTTCCTGGCGATGTCGAACGCGATCTTCGGCGGTGGCACGCTCGCGAACTGCCGGCGCCTCGCGGTGGTCAACGACGAGCTGTGCGTGTTCACCGACGTGGCGCTCTACTCGTGGAATGCCCAGCTCTCGGCGTGGGTGCTGCGCGCGACGCATCTGGCCGTGTCGGTCGACGAGCGTCCCGCGTTCGTGACGACCGGTGACCAGAGTCAGGCCGATCGCGCCGAGCTGAACGGCACTGTGATGTACACGTTCGCCGACGGCAGTGGCTCGTATATCGCGGCAATGGACAAGACGACGGGTGCCGTCCTGATGGCCCCGCTGTTCCTCGGCGCTGGAATCGTCCGCCCTCGACTCGTCGCGGCGGCCACGAGGATCATCGCGTTCATCATCTCGGGCACGTCGATGCAATTCGCCGTGTTCGATCCGGCAAACCCGGCCGCCGGCAGCTTCGCGGTCCTCTTCTCGACCGTTGTCGCGGGTCCCTACGACGTGGTGCGCGTAGAGGGCCAGGATCTCGTGGTCGGCGCGTTTCAGCGGACCGTGAACACGTCGTACACCGTGTTCACGGTCGCGGCGAACGGGGCCGCCACCTCGTCGACAAAGGCCAGGACCGCCAATGGACCATTGGCCGTTTCGACGACGCCCACCACCGGGCTGCAGACACAGATCGTGTACGGCAGCGGGACTGCCATTCAGGGCGACCTGCTCACTACGAGCACGCTCGCCGACGTCACCGTCGCGATCGCAGTCGGCACCGCGGCCTCGGCGACGATCAATCAGATCGCCGTGTCGTTCGCGGCCGTGAATGTCGTGCGCGCATTCTGGACGAGCGGAACCGTCGGAGAGAACACGACCGGAGCCACGTTCGAGGTGAAGACGAACACGGTCACCTCGGGTATCCCGGGAAGCCAGGCATCGCTCGTGATGATGGCCGGCATCGCCTCGCGGGCGTTCACCTGTGCGGGCCACGTATATGTCTGGGTGGCCTTCGCTCAAGAGAACGTCGTCACGGGGCTGAGCGGCGCGGTCTCGGTGGGCGTGCGCGCCCAGGTGCAGAATACCTATCTTCTATACCGCGACGACAGGATGTTGATCGGAAAGGCGCTATTCGACGTGGCGGGCGGGCACTCCGCGCTGGCGGGTTATTTGCCCGGCGTGGCCTCGACGTCCGCAACCGGGCTTGACTTCGCGTGGTGCGGCACGCGGCGCAGAATCATCAAGGTCGGGGGGGATGCGCACGAAGGATTCGAGGCGCGATCGCCGACCGACGTGCGGTTCTCATTCGACTCCGATCTCTCTCGGCGCTCGGCAGCGATCGGGCGAACCCTATACGTCACCGACAGCATCCCGCTGGCGTACGACGGCGTGGGGCTCTTCGAGGTGGGCTTCCTGATCTACCCCTACGACTTCTTCGTGACGACAGGCGGTGCCGGCGCGATCGCCGCCGGCGACTACACCTATAAAAGCACGCTCGCGTGGACGAACGCGCAGGGGGAGAAGGAACGGTCGACCACCGCAATGGGCGCAAAAATCACCGCGCCTGGGGCCAACAAGAACGCGATCCAGGTCAGCGCTCTGAACTACACCAGGAAGATAACCTCGGGCGCAGTCCCGACCGTCGAGGTGTGGCGCACTCCGGTCAACCCGCCCGATGACGCACCCTTCTATCTCGTGAGCGGCAAGGATCCGAGCGTACTCGCCGGTGGCGGGACCAACAACGCGTATGTTCCAAACGACGTCAATGCGTCGTTCGTCCCGTCGACGGGATTCTTCGTCCTCAATGACAGCTTCGCCGACGCCACGCTGATCACGAAGGAAAAGAACCCCGAGAACGGTGCCGCGCTTGAGGCGCTCGCGCCGCCGGGTGCGTCGCTCATCCTCACCACGGACACCCGCGTGTTCCTCGCCGGCGTGCCCGGCGATCCCGACGCGGTCTGGTACTCGCGACTTCGCAACGAGGGTGAGATTGCCTCGTTCCATGACGGCAATCGAATGCTCGTGCCCCGGCCGGGTGGACGGATTACCGCGCTCGCGATCCACAATGAGACGCTGACCGTGTTCCGCGAGACGGCGGTCTATCGACTCCCCGGCGAAGGCATCAACAACGCCGGCGGCGGGTCGAACTTCGCCGCGTTCGAGGTCCCCGGCGGTGTCGGCGCGGTCTCGCAAGAGTCCGTGGCGTCGACGCAGGTCGGGACCCTCTTCAAGAGCAGCAAGGGCTGGTACCTGCTCACGCCCGGTTGGTCGGTGCAGTACGTCGGCGGCGCGGTGTCCGACTACGACACCGAGACGGTGCGCGCGGTCACCCACGTCGACAAGCAGCACCAGGTGCGGATCCTGTCGGGCTCACGGATGATCGTGTGGGACTACAGCGCGGTCACCGAGGAGTCGCCGATTGGCCAGTGGTTCGAGTGGACCGTGGGCTCAGGGATCCACGCGCTGATGTGGCAGGGCCAGTACGTGATCTTGACCCCGACCGGGCCGGCGATCCCGCGCACGACCTACACCGGCGGCGATTTTGGGATGGACGTCGAGACCGCGTGGATCAAGCTCGCAGACCTGCAGGGCGCGGCCGCGTGCCGCAAGGTGCAGCCGCTCGGCGAGATTCGCTCGCTGGACTTCTTGCTTCGCGTCCGCGTCGCCTACAACTACAAGCAGACGGCGGGCGTCCCGGACTACGTCGACGACAAGGTCTGGACGCCGAGCCCGGCGGTGGTCGGCGGCCCACTGCAACTCAAGCACGGCACGAAGCGCATCCGGGTCGAGTCGATCAAGGTGCGGTTCACCGCGGTGACCGACGCGGTGCGCGCGACGATCGCGACGCTCACCGGGCTCTCGCAACCGGTGCAGACCTCGGGCACGAGCTGGACGGCGACCTGGCGCGCGGTGGCGCCCGGCGAGCTCGGAAACGCGGTCACGATGACCATCGCCTTCGTTCCGGGCACGACCTTCGGCGTCCGCAATCACTTCGCGTACGACCTCTCGCTCGGCCTCTGGGTGCCGGACCTCAACAACGTCGGGGTGCTGGTCGCCGGATCGCCGACGGTCGCGGCGCTCGAGGCGGCGATCCTCGCAGAGACCACGCTGGTCACCCTGGTCACGCCCGACGCCACGCCGAGCAAGGTGATCAACGGCGCGGCGATGCAGGCGATCGGGTCGGTCACCGGATCGCTCACCGGCGGCGTGTTCGGTGCGCCGGCCGGCGAGGGACTCAAGCTGACCGGCCTCGGGCTCGAAGTCGGCTTCGAGCGCCCGGGTCTCTACAACCGTTTGCCGGCGGCGCAGCGCCAATGACGAGGAGTCTCACATGAGCTGGTACGACCCCACGAGCTGGGACCCCAAGCGAGTGGCTCTTGCCGCTGGGACATTCGGCCTGTCGGAGGCCGGCGGTCTGCGCCCGATCGCGCAGTCGGCGGGCTTCAACCCGCTCGCCGATCCTGGCGCCGACGCCGAGCGCCAGCGCAAGCAGCTCCTCTACGAGCAGGCGCTGAAGTCCGGCGGCTTCGCAGACACCGCGCAAACCGGCTACGGCCAGCTCGGCGGCGAGGCCGCGGCGCAGCGCGACTACCTGCGCCGGCTCGCGAGCGGCCAGGACTCGGTGAGCGCCGAGCAGCTTCGGCAGGGCCTTCAGCAGAACCAGGCGGCGCAGGCTTCGTATGCGGCCGGTGCGAGCCCGCAGAACGCGGCCATGGCGGCTCGTACCGCAGCAATCCAGTCGGCGCGCCTCGGCGCGGGCATGTCGGGCGCTGCGGCGCTCGCAGGCCTGCAGGAGCGCCAGGCCGCCAACCAGGGGCTCTCGAACATGATCCTGCAGCAGCGCGGGCAGGACCTGAACGCCACGCTCGGGGCACGCCAGGGCGCAATTCAGGGCTACGGTGCGGGCAACGCCGGGACGCCCGAGAAGTCGTGGCTTGAGAAGTACGGGCCGGCGCTCCAATCGGGCGCGAGCGCGATCGCAGCGTCGGACCGGCGCCTGAAGAAGGATATCAAGGACGGCGACGGCGCCGCGAACAAGGCGATCGCCGGGCTGCGTGCCTACGCGTTCAAGTACAAGGATTCGAAGCACGGTGAGGGCAAGCAGACCGGGGTCATGGCGCAGGACATGGAACGCGCCGGCCTCAAGCACGCGGTGATCGACACGCCCGACGGCAAGATGGTCCACGGGGCGAAGGCCGCGACGAGCGCGCTCGCGCTGGTCGGTGCGCTCGGGCGCCGCGTCGCGCGACTCGAGGGAGGCGGCAGGTAGCTCGTGGCCACCCCGTTCGACCCCAGCTCGATCTTCCCGCCGTTCTACGACGCGCCGGACCCCTCGACCTTGCAATGGCCGTGGAGCCAGCCGCCGGCGCCGGATCCCGCGCTCGCGGCGGCGGCGCCAGTGCCGCCCGCCCCGATCGCGCCGCCACCCGCGGACCCGATGCTCGCGATGGTGCCCCAGGAGGCTCCGGCGCCGCTGCCCCCGATCGAGGCTGCGCCCCCACCGCCGGCGGCAATCCCCGCCGCGCCCGTTCCGGCGCCGCCCGCGCCGTTGCCGCCGCTCCCCGAGCTCGGGCCGCCGCCCGCGCCGATCACCGAGTTGCCTTCGGTCGGCGATCGGCGGGCACAGGAGGCGCTGAACCAGAAGGCCCTGACCGACCCGGCGGGCTTCGCCGAGGACGTAGCCCGCAGCAATCAGGATCGGGCTACGTACATCGCTCAGCGCCGCAAGGAGATGGCAGACGCCGACGTCGCGGCCGCGCGCCAGCACGTCGAGGATCGCAAGGCGGCCGACGCGATCACGCAACAGAAAATGGACGCGGTGCTCGCCGACTCGGCACGGATCGCGGCCACCAAAGAAGATCCTACCGGCGGGCTGTCGGGCGGACGCCTGATCGCCGGGTGGGCCGGCGCGTTCATCGGTGGGCTCGTCCAGGGCCGCACCGGCGCCTCGCGCAACGCCGGTATGGATGCGCTGAACGACACCATCAACCGGGGAATCTCGGCTCAGCGCGCCGACCTGGCGAACCAGCGCGAGAACGTGAACCTCAAGCAGAACGTACTCGCCAGGGAGTTCGCGCAGCACGGAGACATGTACCGCGCCGAGGAGGCGGTCCGGCTCGCGGCGCTGCAGCACGCCGACGACACGCTAGCCTTCGAGCAGCAGAACTACGACCTGCGCGGACGCACCGGGCTCCTGATCGCCGGACAGCGCGCGCAGATCGCTGCCGCGCGGGTCCAGGCCGGCCAGGCGCTCGCCGACAAGACCCGCGAGCAGGTGCTCAAGCAGCGCGAGCAGGACCGCAAGGACGCCGAGACCGCGAGCGTCATCCTGAAGAACAGGGCGGAGGCCGGCAAGCTCCACGCCGAGGCCGGCAAGGTGAAGGCGGCCGATCAGGTGTGGTCACCGGATCAGCTCGGCATCCTCAACCCCGGCCTGCCCAAGCCGCCGATTCCAATGTCTCAGGGCGACTACACCAAGTGGCTCGGCACGCAGAAGGAAGGCCATCAAGCGCTGACCGCCGCACGCGCGAATGATCCGAATGAGCGCAACCGTGAGCTCGCGGTCGGCGGCATCGTCGATAGCAAGGGCGAGCCCGTGCGCTTCCGCGATACGACGACGGGGGGTCATGTCGCGCAGGCGAAAGAGGATACCGATGAGCTCGTCCGCCTCACCGACGAGCTCGTCGGGATGGTCAAGAAGAACGGCTGGTCGAGCGACCTCATCAAGAGCGACGCGTGGCGCAAGGCGCGTTCGAACTACGCATCGATCCTGATCCGCAAAAAGGAGCAGGACAAGCTCGGCGTCCTCACCGGTCCCGATGTCGAGATCGTGAGCAAGGAGATCGGGACCGAGGATCCGAGCGAGGCGCGGAGCCCACTCGCCGGCCTCGAGCAGTTCCGGCACAACGTCGTCGAAGGCTTCAACTCGAAGCTGCGCGCGCAGGCCGTGTTGCCCGAGGGCCGAACCGTGCAGCGCTGGGAGCCCAAGCCGCCACCGGCCGAGCCCTCAGCCGCCGATCAGCTCACGGGCCGCACAGCCAC